CTTCTGTCTCCAACTGTACATTTGTAGCACCGCCCCATCGTGATCGTAAAGCGTCCCCAGAAGGTCTATTCCAAATAAGCCAACGCAAAGCTCTGATAATAGCCGTCTTTCCTCCATCTGTCGTCCCAACGATGACATTAACTCCTTCATGAAAGTCGAGTTCAGTTTTTGCATGACTTTGGAAATTTTGTATGGATACACTTTTGATCATTTCGATTCTTTTACATCAGGTGATACAGGTTGAGAAAACATAACCACTTCCTGTCCTTTTGGGAACTGATCCCACTTAGGGACAAGTGCTTTGTGGTCGAACTCAACGGTTCTGGTGTGTACTTTTACTTTGACCGGAAACTTCTTAAGTAGCCAATCAGGAAAGTACTGATGTTTCAAATGTTCCCACCAGTTCTTTGGAAATTCATATAAGACCTCATATTTCCGTATGTTGGATTGGCCCAGGATCTTCATCGTTACCTCAAAGACAGCCTCATCTACTATTGAACCAGCCAACACATTTACATTAATGGAACGGAATGTGTACTTCCCCACTCTTTTGTGGAGACGTATTCTCATCTCATCCAAAACGATTTTGGATACGACATGTTCTTTATATTCTTTTTCAGCGTTCATGTTTCATCATTTTTAACATTGGGGATTGTTGATTGGCTACATAATGTACGGCAAGGGCATCTGCGACAGCCTCATCAATATACTTCTTACCAGTGGCGGGATACTTATACAACTTACTGATAGCAACAACTGTTTCATCTTTCGTTGCAGATTTCTTTCCAAGTAAAGCCTTCTTAGCATCTTGCTCAGAATAAAATTCAATTGGGTGTCCTAAGCATTCAGCTATCGTTGTAATGATACCCATGACAATTCCTATCATTACTGCCGCATTGGCGTTTTGACTACCATGGGGTGCCTCTGTCAAGATAACATGTACGTTGTACGTCTTAACCAAAGACAGTATCTTCCTGGCAATCTCCGCAGTTCTACGGGCACGATCATCTGATACCCGTGTGCGGAGTTTCTTATGCTCAGGTTCAGTCTTAATACAACCTGTGGCAATTACTTTACCATGGGTACTTAACACGGCCCAGCCCCAGGCCGTAAAGCTTGGATCATTGGTTAGAATGGTGGGTTCTTGAAAAGTACATTCGCCTGTTTCAAAATTAAGACCGGTTAATCTTCGGCCTGTATGTCGGGTCCTTTCCATTATCTTCGGGGTCTACGATTTGATTTAAACTGAAATTCGATCTTGTTCCAAAGTAATATGACTTCCTGTCGTAGACGTTCCGCCAAGTTTTCTTCTTCAATGATAGCGATAGACTTATCCATTGACATATCCAACGAACGGTCACCAAGAATGTATGTCTTACTTTTGCCATACGTTTTCAAGAACTGTAGGTTCTGTCGTATGTCATCAATTCCATAATCGAATATGATTGTCAACGGCGCTTTTCTGTATGGACGGTCAATAGAACTTTTGAACACTTCTATTTCTACTTCTACTCCGATTACACGTGAAATTTCTTTTCCGCGGAAAGTGACTTCCTTAACAATCTTTTTCAAGACATTTGTTTTCAAGCGAAGGCTGGAGTAGAAGCCGACAGACTCCCCACCGGGTGTCGTGTACTTAGGTGACCATTGTCCCCCGTCCACGTTGATGCGGACTTGGTTACTACATACCATGAGGAAGTTGTTTTGAGCCAGGATACGGCAGGTTTTACGCAGTTCCTCACTGAATTCTTTGGCCCGTCTCATTCCCATCTTATCCCCGTCATCCTTTCCCATCTCCATATCAGTGGACAAAGCAGCCAATGAGTCCGCCATGATACCATGTATCTTTCCCTTTTGCGGAGGCTTCCATTCTCGAACCGTTTTGAAAACTTCTGGTACGGTGTCAGGTCGGTAATAATCCCCGTCCTCAAGTTTCATACCAAACATTTTGGAGAATGTAGGATTGATACGGGCCTCAGGATCATGGAACTTTACAAGACCCCCCTTCTCTTGTATGCACCCAGCAATTGAACTAAGCAGTACTGTTTTTCCTGAACCACTTGGCCCAAATATCTCTACCAGAATCCCTGCTGGTAAACCACCCCCACGAACTCTCCCTCCAGATATTGCTAAGTCAAGAAGAGTTGAACCTGTGCTAACGGTGTTGTAGAAATTTCCGTCATACTCAGTAAATACCTCTTCTTTATCCGACGCTATCTTGTTTTTCATTTGTCGGCTGATTGGGCCGGTTGGTCTTTTTGTTCGTTCCATCATTTAATGAGTTTAATGATTATTTCAGTCACTTGCCGTTCTTCCAAACCTTTTTTCAAAAGCTCAGATTTTAATCTTGTTTTGAATTCATCAAAATTAGATCTTGGCTTCTTCAGTTTTAACTCTTTCCACTCCTTATTTATTCGTTCGAAGAGTTCTTTTGTCAGTTCCTTCTCTGACATACTGGAATCAGTTTGTTCCATCCATTGCTCAATTAGCATTAAGAACAATTCTGCTTTGGTTATTCCTTTCGCCAGTGTGTAGAGAGTTAAATAATTATGAACCCGGGGGGTTACTTGAACCCCCACGAGTTTATAATCATCACGCTTGCTTTTTACACCTAAGATTGGCATAGTCTGTTATTCGTTTGCGTCAGCACAGGCATCATACATTTTACAGGTTTCACATTTGTCGTACTTCTCAAAGTCAACGCCAAACCTGTACCCATGTGGACAGGTGTCTTTGCCTTTCGCAGTTGTTTTCTTCCCTGGCTTTTCTTCTTCCTCCTCTTCAGGTTCTGTTTTTCTTGCCAGTTTACCTATAGGTTTACGAGTGAAAGTTTTCTTGGCAGCTGGTTTTTCTTCCTCCTCTTCCTCTTCCTCTTCTTCAGTTGGTTTGGTTTTACGTTTACTTGAATTCAACGTACCCCCGTCCTCTTCATGTTCCATCTCCCAGAACTTGGCCTCAAGCTCTTCGAAAGAAAGCATTATAAGCATCTCATCAAGTGCCGGAACATCCTCAAGGATAGATTCATCATACTGTTGATCCCTCTCAACAAAGTCAATTCTGGAAGCCTCGGCAAACGGTTGGCTATTACCGATTGTCTGGCTTTCAAAACGGATTTTGACACTGTACCCTTCTTCCAGATCGGCGAAGTTTTTGTATTCTGGGTTCTCCTTTGCTTCCTTGAGCAGAAGTTCAGTGAACAGGTACTTACTGATGTCAAAGATACAAATCTGATCTTTCAGTTTCCTGTCATCAAGTGGGACAACAACAAACAGGTTCCTTTCAGAGGGTTTTAATGCTCTTGTCTCTTCCTGCGGAGCCTGTGCCTTTATCCTCTTGGCACGGTACTCACATATTGGGCACCTCTGCTTGATAGAGGTGGGACAAACGACAGTGTCATTTGAGGCACCAATGTTTCTGTGTACGAAATAGGGGAGTCTCCACCACAGATCTCCTTTGGCAGCACCTTCTGGGTGGTGATCAGACGTAACTTCATAAGGAATTATGTCAAGGGTAACTTTACATCCCTTTGCATCTGGTGAGTACACACTGATACCCTTCGGTAGTTGCAGGTACCCGTATGTTGCACCTGATCTTTCACTTTTTTGGATAGCATCATCGATAGCTTCCGCAAAATTAGTTTTTCTCTTCTTCTGTACCATTTTGTTTGTGTTTCATTTTTTGTTTATATTTCTTGTAAAGGTAATCATCAATCTCATGGAGTATGCCTTTCATTCCTATCCTTGATAGGACATAAACGACAAGTACGCCAAGAGCTACATATAGTATTACTTCCCACATAGCTTATTTCTTCCGTGATAGCCCTCTGCCGATTTCACCACTTACGGCCTTTTCCCTGGCAGCTCTTTGTTCAGCCAAATCTCTCGGAACAGATGGGCCGGCAAAGTACTGCTGTCCATGTAATCGAACCAAGTTTTCCAAAGCGGCCTTTCTGGTAAAGCTAAATTCGTTCTTTGCCACCTCTGCCATGTCAAGTTCGTATTGGGCTTGCACCCAGGCTTCCTTTGCCTCCTTGTGCCGCTTATGATTACGGTAGTAGGCTTCTATGTCAGCCGCATTGGGTTTTTCTTTATTGCAGCATTTGACAGGGTCTAAGTTTGCTTCCGCAATCAATTCGGCTCGGATAACCTTTATACGCTCTTCAGCCTTGGTCAATTCTCTTTTACGAATCGCCCAATGTCGACCATACCGCAAGGCAAGACTTGCCTGTTCCAACCACTCTACATCGAGAGCAGTATCATCAATTCTTATGTCACTTTCGTAGTCCATCTATCAATTTTTAGTTACTGCATAACAAGCGTAAACAAGTTGTGGAAAACCACTATCGTAAAACGGTGTTAAGAATTCTTCCAAAACCCGTCCTGCCCGTACCATGTCTGACTTCAACAAAACAGATTGGCAGTATCCAAGAACAACGCGACGGATGCTCTCCGCTTCCTGATCCTTTAAGCCAACCAATATCTTGTTAACTTCCCCCCAGGGTTTCTTATTTAACAGGGCACGACAGAGTTCAATTGACTGTGATTGTTCAGCGGCACTCTGTTGTGCTACCTCTATCCGTTTGTCCTCGGGAACACTAAGCACACGTTCGAGAATTTGCAGGGCATTCCGGGGATGTCCGAGACTATCACGTGTTATAACGTCGTACACCTCCTTTGAGACTGTTGCTCCCTCCTTCGCGACTACACGGCGCAATAATTTGAACATCTGAGATTCGTCCAAAACCTTTACCTGTAACTGTACACACCGACCTTTTATGGTTGGTAGAAGTTTCTGTGGGTCAGTTGTACATAGTACGAAGTAGACATGTGATGGAGTATCCTCAAGAATCTTAAGCAATGCATTCTGGGCATCGTTTGTCATCTTGTGGCACTCATCAATTATCCATACACGGCAGTCTGATTCCATTGCCATGTACTCGCTCGTACGACGTATCTCACGGATGGTATCAATACCACGGAAGTCAGCTGAGTCTACTTCCTTTAGATCGGATCCGCTGGAGTTAAGTTTACGGGCAATGATTCTTGCGATAGTTGTCTTGCCACAACCCGTTGGGCCATGGAGAAGAAAGGAATGTGGGCAAGAGTCAGTATTGCCCAGCATTCCTTCAAGAGAGGCAATCACTTCGTCATTGCCACGCATTTGGGTTAGGTCGGTTGGTCTGTATTTCAAATATAAGCTCATCCTGTTGGGGTTTAAAACATATTATACGAAAAATCATTTAATTTTGTATTCATCCTTTTCCGCCCAGCTTCCGTCAACTGGGCAAAGTTCTATTTCTACTTCAAGTGGCACAATAATCCAAGGCCAATGTGCCGGGAGGTCTTCACAGGTAACACGATGTACAACTTTCACAACATACTCTAATTCGTCAGGGTGTACATCAAGTATCATACTGTCATGTATCTGTCCTACAAGTCGTGTCCTCCAATTCTCTTCCTGAGATATCCTGTCAATCTCCGTAAAGGCCCAAAGTAGGCAATGAAAGGCAGCACCTTGTACAGGATAGTTGATGCAGTCATTCTTCCCCATAACACCGTGGCAGCGGAAGCCTGTGTACATATCAATATATCCATACTTTTGATATGTTTTCCACCAACGATCTTTCCATGCGGCATAGTCAGCAAAACGGACACCCCAGAAGTCTGACTCAATCTTTTTCACATGGTTGATAAAGGTATCAAGAGATTTGATTCCCTTTTCAATAAAGTGATCTGACAAATGGGCTCCGTCAATTTCTATTCCTTGTCCAGGTTTCCATTTGGTAGGAGGCAACTTACCCCAATTGCAAGCCATGTACGTAGCACAGTTCTTGTAATAGTCACCGTAGAATTCCGGGAAAACAAAACCATTCTTTGCCGCTTGTCTCAGTACCTTGTGGGCTGGATTAGATTTGTCAAACGAATCTAACATAAAGATTTGGACGGCCATATCTCTATGCATATCCCCTTGCGTAATGTCATATATCAATTGTTGATCATGGTTGTAACATGCCGCTATTCTTACCTCAAGTTGACTGTAATCAACTTCCATTAACTGATGTCCTGGACGGGGGTACAATGCTTTGCGAACAATCTGCATAGATTCCTCATCCCGTTTTGGTATGTTTTGAAAGTTAGGGTGGTCGGAGCTTGAGCGAAACGTACGAACAAGATGTAAGTTGAAGAACGGATGTATGTATCCTTTTACCTGTTCTCTTGAAAAGGCTTCAAGGTATGTGTCCCGTACCTTTTTCAACTTACGCATGTCTAACAGTATGTCTAACTCAGGTATGTTTAACTGGCGTAAGGTTTCCTCATCGGTAGAGCCTTGTCCAGACTCCGTTTCCTTTTCAACTTCCAACTTCTTTGTCTTGTACAGGAAGTGGGCAAGTTGTGCGTTGGAGTTGATGTTTACCCGTCCACCACGCGAATGTTCCCAATGCCGATAGAAATCTGAGGCCTTAAACTTCCGTTCAAGCCTGTTTATTTTGGAAGTTAGATTGGCTTTACGTTGTTCAAGGTACTCTAAGTCAACACGAAGCCCTTGTTGTTCGGCTCTAGCAATGGCAAGAATACCATTATGCATCAAACGGTACGCGGCTTCACTATGTGGGCTGGTATCCATTCTTTAAATCGTTTTTCAAATGTTCGTACTATTTCATCTGCTTTGTTACAAAACACAGGATCACTCATTTCCCTACGGGCTCTAATAAGTTTGAGCTCATGCACGATGTTATTGTAATTCTCCTCGGTGATCCCACATTTGTTTACATAATCCCCGAACATGCACAACCTGGCATAGATAGGGCTTCCGTACACTTTATGCACTCTTTTAGCTTCGTTCTTCCCATGCCACCACAGGACAACTATGGTAAAAAGAAACAAGCCAATTAAGACTACAACCTCTAAAGGTTTCATTGTTGGTAATGCTTCCATGATTAGAAAGGTAATAAGATTTGACTTTGTTGTAACATTGCTAACCGATATTCATATATCGTATCGAGGGCACAATACGTTAGGAGTTTTTCAGTTCCCCCTGGTACTGTAAGAAGTTCAAGTACACGATTAAGTCCATTGCCATCACTATTATCAACGGCATGTAAATATGGAGAGATCTCACTTGCGTAATCAACGACACCAAGTTGTACGTAGGTTTGAAACTTAAGACTTGTTATCCCTGGACGGTTGTCAAGAATGTGTGCGGCTTGCATACTATCCCAATACCAGTTGACGACGGGTTGTCTTAATCGTACGACACTCCAAGTATCCTCAAATTTCATGTTGTGTGCCATCTTTCCTACTTTGGGATTGGCTAACAAGTCAAGGAACGGTTGTCGTTCGGCCTTTGTTTCTGGCATCAAAAACGCATACGTATGATCTGGGGAATCAGCAACTGCCGCACAAACGACACGATGCCCTGCGGCATGTGGCTTAAGACCCGTTGTCTCATAGTCGATCGCAACAGGACCTTTTATACGTTTCAATACGGATAAGTCTTCAATTATCTCAATCTCCGGCTCATTGTATTTCGGCAGAGCACCAAGTGCAAAGGCCTGTTTCAAATCCCTTTTCCATATGGCTTGTACGTCAGGTTGTTCTGAGACTCGTTCAATGTAACTCGGATGAAATGTAGGACAGAGCCAAGCATTAAAATCTAAATCAGGTATTGTAAACCCCCGCCACTTACTTATCGTCCCCAGATCTTTCATCCAACGGTGTCCTATTATGCTGTATAGTGCCGTATTTCCGAGGATAATAATTTTATGTGGGCAATACTCCTCTATTGTCCGAAGTATTGACCTACGGCAGCATTCCGCCTCAAAATTAGAAGGTGGGCGGTTAGTTCCCTTAAGATCTACAGGCCTACATAAAACCGCGTTGATGTTAACACAATCTTCAAACAAATCAATACCTAATGAAGAGTATGTTTTTTGGAGAAGCTTGCCAACTTTACCCTGCCAGGGTTTTCCTGTACGATCCTCTGCCTCTCCCGGAGCCTCACCTATGTTCAGTATCTTCTTTTTGAAATTACCGAAAGGTTTCATTTGTGGGGATTCACAGGTTCGGTGTAGGCCGCAAGTTACACAGGTGCCAACCTTACCCGCCGGTCGTGTAATTGACTCGACCTCTTTCTTTGTGAAGAACCCCTCTATCATTTGTTGTTCTTAAGAGCTTTCAGAATACCAACGTACACCCAGCCACTACCTGCGAACTTTATACGGTTACTTGTTAGTTCACAGGCTTGAGTTTCTTTCAGAATATCCTTCAACAGATATGGAGTAATGACAAATGCTATTTTCTTTCCTTCATACTTTTCCATCTCTAATGTTTCCACGAAGCGACCTGTATCCGAAGTGGCTTCCATTGTGAGGCCTTCATCGTCTACCGTTATGTGTATTTCTTCTTCCAACATGCGTTCACGTTTGGAGAACACCATGGCACGGGCAAGTGTCTCATCAAGCCCCTCCGGCAGGATAACCCTTGTACCGGATACCTGTAAGTGTTGATCCATTGCTGGATACTTGTCTTCGGCAAACAAACGACATGAAATTATTGTACCTCCTTGACAACGAAAATGGGCCCAACCTTGTCCCAATGCAATTCGTGTAGGTGCCAACTTAACCATCTCCACAACCGAAGCGGCAGGGATAAGTAAGGTAGGAATAGACAGTTCTGTTGATAATGTATATCGTGTAATACGGTAGCCATCCGATGCCTCAACGAAACCATCCTTGTTTATGTGTACACAGGTGAGAAGTGGTTGACTCATGTTTGTTCCGCTTGAAGTCATTACGAAACGGCAGGCATCAATAAACCCCTCAGGTAGTTTCTCCCACTTGCCTTTCTCTCCGAGTTGTTCTTCAAGGGGTAGTTTGATTTCACTTTGTAAGGTGAAGTTTGCCTTTGCTCGTCCAGCTGACAGCACAACTTCGGCATCGTTAATTTCAAGATCAATTTCTTTTTGTGACACCTTGCCAAGAAACTTGTACAGGTTCTCTGCTGAGATGGCCCCTGTCAAATTGAGGAAGTCCACAGGATGAGAAATACTGATCTCATCATTGTAAGTGACTACCTTTCCGTTTACAAAGGCAAAAGAAGTTGATTGCTCTATCAAATCTCTGTTTGCCAAACCTGGCTTAACAATTTCAAGAGCTGTTTTTAGATCATCCTTTACTATTTTCATTCTTCATATGGTTTAATAAGGTTTCTTTTAACTTGGATACAGGAAGTAATGTACCATCCAGGTATTCCGGTGCAACATACATGCGGTTTACTTTCTTGTCTTTGTGTCGATAAGATGTGTGCCAATATTTTGTGGGGATATCTCCGTACTTGAAAAATACAAACCAACCAGTTCGTACGAATAAAAGAACACATACCCCCTCTCCTCCTAATTTTTCTAAGGCATACTTGACACGATCCTTTTCAGCCGTGGCTTTAACGATTGATGAGGGCATATCATAACGAACATGCCCTTGTATCTGTTTAACGTAATCAACAACAGACATTTGACATTTAACAGGAACCGCCGTATATTCTTTTGAGGTGATCCATTGTGTATTACCAACTATTTGGCTTTCTTTCGTTGGAACTTCCTTTACAGGAGTCAATACGAAACCAGCCTCTTCCAATATTGGACGTAGGAATAACTCAATATCTTGTAGGTTTTTATCCCCACCAAAGACATGTTCTTTTTCAGGTAACGGAAATAACGTATCCATTATTTTCTGTATTTTGCTACCGCTTTGGCAATGTTCTCACTCCAATAAGCGTAGCTGATTAAGATATCAAGTTTAGGCCGTACCTTGCCAAAGATTGCCAAGTGTGTCGTTGTTGAGACCCCCATGTACATGATGGTCTTTGGGCCCTGTACCATCTCTTCCTTCTTGATCAAATTTTCTACATACGGACGTGGATACACAGGTGTTCTTCTTTGAAGACGTGTCCACATCGTTAAGTTCCACCTCATGCGTTCTTCCCAGTGATTGGCAAGTGTACGAACTTCGGTGTTAGAAGGTTTGATTATGTAACCAAACTCAGGTTTCAGTTCTTTCTTCGGATTCTTCTTGTCTTTACGTGTCGGGCGTTGTTCCTGATAACGAAGTTCTCCTAATTCAAACCCACCATCTACTATCAAACCTTCGTATGCCTTTTGAGCACTCGGTGGCAGGCCAAGAAAACTTGTCTCATTACCAACGACATGTTTAGCCTGATCCGATACACGGCAGATAAACATATCAAAGTACTTGAATTCGTTATCCCGTATTATTGGTAACAGGATACTGCCCCATACGGCGGATATGACAGGAGTAAAGGAGTCAACTGAGAACCAGGGATACTTGAGCATCTGATCAATCTGTGTCAAACCAAGGCCATGTATCTTAACTTTGGGCATGTTATCTTTGTCAAGGAAGAACTTCTTCCATATAACATCAAAGCCTTTTAACCGTTGTTCTGTATTCAAGTTAGCTACGGCACCGATGGCAATGTGATCAGTCTCGTCCAGGTACTTTTTCAAGTACTCTTCCTCTCCGGTTACCATGTGGTAAACAGGAATGGTGTGGGCTCCTAAGGATTTCAAGTACTTCCAATTCTCATAACTTTTCTTTGTGTCGTTGATATGGTCAAGGTTAATACAACCGTCAAACTCATGACCATGTTCAATAACGAATTGGGCATACTTATCAATGTCAATGGTGATACCCTGTCTGTATGCCGTGTAGGCACCGGAATCAATTAATACTCTTGGTGTTTTCATTCATATAGCATTATGTGAGAAACATCTTCATAGAACTGTTCAGCCTGACCTTCTGTCAATAACCGTGGTGTAGAAACCTTGTCAGCAAGTACTCCTTCAATGATTTTTACACATTCATCAATTGAGTCGTATAAGTACTCATTTGGGAGCAACTCCGGGTAACTGAACGCTCTTGGTGCCACCGGGACGCATCCGTTGCGTACGGCATCTACAATTTGGTAACCGTAGGTTTCCTCTTTGGCGGTTATCAATAAAACTTTGGATTCTGCCAAGTATTGGTAATAGGCGGCCCAAGAAGACATCACAAATGGTGTTTCAACTTTTAAACCCAATCGGCGGCACACTTCTTTTTCAAACTTCATATTTCTTTTCTGTAAACCTGGACGAGATACATTTATCAAAGTCCTGGTTTTCATTGGAAACAATAGCATTGGCAGTTCCGAAGAGAACGGTGGGTTTGGAAATGGCACGACAGCCGTATTCCCCCAACCGAGTTTTAAACGGTGGTAATGGGATGCTACGAATACAGTATCAAACAAGGCTGCTTGCCTTGTTTCAATTGGCCATTTCAATCCGCGTTCGTGTAAGAAATAATCATAACGGTTTTTGCTTGTGGCATGACAAATGGCAAAGCATTTCTTTGGTCGTTTGTGGAATAAGGCATTGGCAAACAAACCAGGATAACTTAAATCACAAAGCAAAAGGACGTCATCCGGTTTCAATACAAGATCCGCATATTGCATAATCTGCCGTGCTTCAAACTCCATAGCATTTTCCATAGGAGCAAATACACTACCGGGCATTCCGCTGGATTCAGGTAAGGAACTGAAAACAGAAGGATCAGTTACCCCAAGAGTCACTACCTTATCAAAGTATTTGGAGAACTGTTCTGGGAAGACTTTTGCCCACCATTGTTGATAACGCATCGGGGTGGGGTATTGTGGTACAAGAATTAGTCGGCTCATATCAGATTTTCATTATCCATTGTGTGTAACCTTCAAACAAGAAGTACTTATGGTCGTACTGCCACAGACTTTTCTTACTGGTGTAACAGTATTCTAAGTCGCGGCGTTTGAGTTCAGGGGTTTCAACCTCATGTAGGTATGGTACGTTCATATTTGTTGTGTAGAAAATCACTTTGTACCCGTCACGTAACATAATTATACCTACATTTCCAAGGTGTCGGTGTAGGGGGTGTATTTCATTGGTGGGATCCGGGAAGAGGTATGTCAGCCTGTTTAACATTGGAAGACTGTCAATTGAGCGCACACTGAAACCAAAGTACTCACTTGAGTTTACAGCCTCCTCCATTGCCTTTTCAGAACCGAAGTACACATCTGTTACCTGTCCTGTTTTTAATAGCTCGTAACAACCAATGATTTCGTCATCGGCATGTGGTGCTATGATTACATGGTCTTTCATACTCCGGTGCTCATTTGGAGTAACCCGTAGAACTCAATACGACAGGCGGTGTGATTCATAAAGTCTCCGTGAAGAGAAGATATAAAGCACTTGTCAACGTAGAACACTACGGCAACCCCCTCTGATTTCTCAAAGGTGTCGTTGAGGTGCTCTGTCAACGCCCCTGCCATATTCCGCAATTTCTGGATATCGTTTACCCAGCCATCAGTTTTGTTTGCCTTCATAAAGGCAACAACCACATTGTCAAGTGTGGTAAGATCATCATCGGTAATCATACCAATGTAAATAGGGAAACCCCAATGCGTGTACTTCCGTATGAGCAGGGGGCTGGCATGTTTGTCTACCAGTTTTGTAAAAGTTTCATTCTCCATAACCACTGTATATTTCGTTTTTGTCAATTTGATAAGCTTCTGCTAATTTCTCTATGGTTTCTTTTTGCATACCAAGAAGAGGGGCTTCAAGTTTGATTGGCCTACTGCCGTTTATTTGTAAGAGTTTATTCATTTGGTAAACCCACTCCTGTGAACAATCTGGGAATATGTTTTCACGATCAGCATAATTGGCTCCGTACCAGATTAAATCAATGCCTTGACTCTCTGCCAATGAAGCCGCGTATGCCGTGAATAACATATTTCGGGCGGGCACGTGCCACTGAGATACACCCTCATACCGTTTATTCTGCCCTGTCAAGACAGAATCACTGAGTGTAGGTATTGTAACATACACATATTTGACAGCCCGTTTAGAACATTGCTCCATGGCAAACTCTGTCTCTTTTTCATGACGTTGTCCGTAATTGAAAATAAGACAGGTTATCTCATAACCCAAGTCAAGTGCCAGGCACAATAAAACAGTACTGTCTAATCCACCACTATAGAGTAGAAGAAGTTTCTTTTTCATGTTGTTTCCTTTCTCTGATTTCAAGTAATAATCTATCAATTTCAAGATGTCGTATTCGGCCGAATCTAAAAGCCGATCCAGTCAAATAGTTAAGGACTCTCCGAACCCTGAGTGGATCGGAGAAGTCCTGTAAATATGTTCTCAATATTTGGCAGTTGGCTGCGGGTGTATGCTTCCACGTACCAAGGAACGAGCGACGTATTATCTGCCACTCAGGATCATTTACAATTTCTTGTATTTTCATCTCCGTATGGCCTCGAACTGTATTTCGATTTTGGATGGGTGGGTTATCCTATCAACAGTGAACAGATCCTCCCTCTCCAAGTACCAATGCCCAACTGCATCATACCAAATGGAACGGTGTAATGTTTCATCCGGTGTGCTAAAGAGTTTGAAACAGGTGATGTCCAATGTTGAAAAGTCCCCGCGACTTGTTCTGTTAGCCAATTCATCCAACAGTTTGATAAAGTCCGGTGTAATAATAATCAACCGACCACCAGGCTTTAAGACACTCCATATTTTGAATAAGAGTGTGGTTATCTCCGCATGCGTAAGGTGCTCAAACAAGTGTTCAGCCCGTACCTCATCCACCGATTCTGCGGCAAATAAGGAAGGCAGTTCCTGTACATCAGCCTCAATGAAATTATGCCCTTTATATTCTTCTTCCGGCAATACCATAAGGTCAATGTTGATGTAGTCAGGCAACAGTTTATTGCCACAACCAAGATTCAGTTTTTTCATTCTACTCTTCGTTTAGACCATTTTGATTTATCAATGTGTTCTCCGGCATGCGAGGTAAACACCTTCTCCCCCATGGCAGGATCTTTTTCTTTCCAATAGTGATGTATAAAAGGACAGACCCAAATACAACCAGGGCAGTCCATCGCATCAAGACGAACAGCCTCCTTCCATTCCTCTGTCTTTTCAGGCAAATCAAAAATGGTAAATTTTGGTGTTCTTGTGCCCTTACGGTAACCACAGACTCGTAGAGTACCATCGGCATCAATTGTAGGACCATCATAGGGGTTACCCTGACAATGCCAACCCATCCCTATCAATTTGGGATTGTCAACGATTGCCTGTAGGTATTCAGGGTTGTATATTAGTAAATTTGATTCCTCAAGAAGAGACTTGAAAACAGAAGTCACAACGATATAATCTTGTTCTTTAAACAAGTAATCTTTCATGTCTTCCTCCGGTGGAAAGAAATCATACTGATGATCTTTACTCCAGTGAATAAGATTGATACCGGCAAATACACCTAAAGTGGTTAATTGTTGTACAATCAAACCAATGTAGGCAATGTTCTTGCGGTGTACTGTAATCGTACCTTGCATATCAACTTCCGGATGTAATTTTTTCACTCGGTAGAAAGCATCCCAGGCATCAGCCGCTTTTTCAATAGAGCTGTCACGTACCTGACTCCTGGCACCCATAGGATAATCAACCCCACAAGACAAGTTGTCAATAACTTTGTCTCCAAGAAGAATCTGCTCATGTCTGCTAAACAGTTTCTTTGGTGCAGTGGTGTACATGGCATATGGCACTTTGTTTGCCTTGAATATAGGAACCAACTTTTCACCCAAGAGCCAAGGTTCGTTTCCTAAGATAAGGTTGAAAGTTACACCGATATCTTTCAATATATCAAATGCCTCAATCCACTGTTCCTCTGTCAATTCCGGTCCGGTATCCTTTCCTTCACGAATAGAACAATAGGCACAGTCTCTTGGACATCTTCGCGTCATATACGTTACGGCAAGTTTCATGGTAAAGCAATCAGTTGTAACAATTCTGCTCTAGCTGTGGCCTCATCCAAGAAGCTGCCCGTCAATGACGAAGTTGTCATAGTTGACTGCTGTTTGTTTACTCCACGCATCCTCATACACATATGAGTGGCCTCAATGATACAGGCAGCACCCTCTGGTTGTAGATATTCCATTAACGCCTCAGTAACTTGTTGACCGATACGTTCCTGAATTTGTAATCTACGGGCAAAGACATTAACAAGTCGAGCCAACTTGGACAAGCCTATTACCTTCTTTCCTGGTATATAGGCAACATGAGCTTTTCCAAAAAATGGAAGCATGTGGTGTTCACACATAGAATAGAGCTCAATGTTCTTACAAATGACAATTTGACTGTACCCATTCGTGTCTACGAAGGTTGTGAACAATGATGCCACGTCCTGTTTGTAACCGGCATACAGTTCACTCCAAGATCTTACAACACGTTTGGGGGTGTCGTATAATCCCTCTCGCGAAGGATCCTCCCCCAAACGGTGTAAGATTTCCTTTAGCAGGTCTTCACTACTCAATCCCATTCTCGGTGAGTTTGAGGTTACCAAGCCAGTTCGGATCACGCTTGATCCTGTACTTGATATGGTTGTTTACCAGTCCCTGGTTAGCTGACATCTTAAGACCACGTTTCTTGATCTCCTTCTCAAGCTTAGGAAGGATCTCGTCCCATGCTCCACCGGCAAGTATCACCTCATCAGTGAAAGCGGCAAAGGAACCCTCATGCTTGAACTTCGGTTTGGCATCGCCTTCGGTTTTGACGTTGCCTTTCTTGGCAGGAGGAGCCGGAGGGGTTTTCTTGGAAGAGTCCTTCTTGGTAGTTGGTTTTTCTTCTTCCTCTTCCTCCTCTTCAGGATCTTCCTCCTCTTCAGGATCTTCCTCCTCTTCCTCCTTCACAGGAGCCGGTTTCTTCTTACCAGTTGACTTCGGCTTTTCTTTGTACTCTTCGATGATTTCAAGAGTCTCCTCAGTGAACTCATCATCAGGGGTAATGAGGCCTGGTTCGTTGACGGCATCCTTGATGATGGCTTCCAGCTCAGGGGCCTTCATCTTGTTTGTGATGACAATGTCATCCTTGTTCTCGTCAACAAGACCAAGTGTTTCAACCAGTTCTTTCGCTGCTGATCTCAGCTCTTCAATTTTACGCATAGTGTTTCAACTGTTTTAAATTAGACAATAAAGTTGTTCGCAGTATTATACGAAAAAGTTTTCTATTTCTATTTCAAATGCCTATTTTCTTGTCCCACAAGACAATGTGTTCACGTGTGCGGAACAGTACACCTTCCCGGATTGCTAATTGTACAACCATTTCTGTATTAGCATCTACCTCGGCTTTGGTCGCTCCTTCCGGCATGAGTATAACTTGAGATCGATCAATATATCGTGTTTTTAAAAACATTGAATCAATCTCATGCCAATCTTCCGGTTTGGTAATAACAAACTTGAACCAAGAATTACGGTAACTGGCAGCGTCTACAATGATTAAGGGATTGTACCTCTTCTGAAAAGGATTTCCACTGCTATCAAGTTTTGGAGAATTATTCCAACAATCAATGTACTGAGACATCACGCTGGTTGGGAATAAACTACACTCATTTTCAATTTCTGTGTAGGGTTTGAAGTGAAAACGCTTTTGAAACTGATACAAAAATTCTACCAAATGATCTTGTTGCAGTAATGGACTACCTCCGGTAAGGACAAGATGTTGTCCATTTTTTAGACTTGGTATGATTAGACTATCCGCCATCATTGAAAATAGTTCATCAAACGTGTACGGATTACCTTGTTTCCAAACTTCAGTGGTGTCACACCATACGCAATCCAATGAGCAACCTTGTAGGCGTAAGAAAGCCGAAGGGTGTCCAAGGTTTATCCCTTCTCCTTGTATGGAGTCATAAAAGAACTCAGAAACACGAAGGTAATTTTCATGCTCTGGCCTTTTTCGCTTTTCAATAGGAAAAGCCCGTATCAATTGTTTTGCTTCAATCATGGTTCGTACCGGGCTGAGGTTTTTGGTGTCTCACTTACTTCCACTGCACATACTTCGGGATGCATTGCATGAAAAATATTGAACAGATCCCAAGCCATGTTTTCAGCGGTGGGATTGTACTGTAAGAAATCATTGAGATGTTGATGATCAAACACGTCATCAATAAACTTTTTGATGTCGTCCAATTCCCGGTAATCAACGATAAAACCTGTGTCATTAAGTTTTTTCGCACAGAGCTCTACCGTCACCACATAATTGTGGCCGTGTACCCTGCTGCACGGGTGAGTCTCAGGCCGGCAATTAAGTTGGTGGCTTGCTGAGAAATGAAATTCTTTTCTAATTTTGTACATCTTGTCCTCCTATCTTTTGGTTAGTTATTCATCCGCTGGCATAACACCTGACATGTCTATCCACATTGGTTTTTCGATTCCCTTTTCATCAACAACCCATAAACGATGATTTTCATCATCAATACGATTGACAAGGAATCGCATAGAAAACCCTTCCGGTGTCATGTCAACACCAAGTTTAGCAAAGGCGTCAGGGTTGAGCTTTAATCGTTGCCGCACATAGAACTGAGATGCGTTCAGTTGCTGTTGTGTTTCCGCCTGCCGCATCTCACGAAGTTCGTCCAAGCATTCTGTCAGTAACTGCTTATTGGCCTCAGACTTTGTCGAAGCTCGTACTGACTGTAATTTGAGAATGATTTGTTCTGTACTCATATCAATTGTTTTCTGTTGCTTCCCAATTCGTGTTGAGTTTATCTTCAGTCTGTGTGTAATGTAGAGAGAACGTCTTAAAACCAAAGCCCCCGGCACGTTGCTTATCTTTCATGATTGTAAACCAAGCTTCTCCAGCGTCTGGGTTCTTCCTTGCGTGATTTGTCAATCGGAAGATATTATGGGCCATAGCCCCCATGGCCGATGCTCCCCTAAGGCCCTTTTTGCCGTCTTTACCAGAGTGGTGTAGGAGAAGGCATGCTACATCGAGCGCACGGAGATCTCTCAAGAGGGGGCTTATTTTCACGTTCCATTCGCTATTACTGTTCTCTTCCTCAAGCCCAAACAGGGTGCTAGCACTATCCAAGACAATCAACTTGTAGGTTGGGTGCTCTTTCAACCAATGTAAGAGTTTCAACTGGTTCTCTCGTTTGGCAAGGTAGAACGAATCTTCTGTAGCTAACTGATACTCCGGTATTGATAAAATTTGCATACGAAAGTCACTTCGTTGCTTACCCAACCACTCAAACTGAGTAACCCTTTCTTCCATCTCTTGCTCACCTAACTCCCCGTCAACATACAAGCATCCCGTGTTATGTTTGACTTGCCAAGTACCTATATCACATTCTTCTCGATCGAACTCTTTTAGGCCAAGAAGATACCCGATAGATATTGTCAACAACGATTTACCAGATCCGTAGTTCCCATAGATGATTGTCAACTGCCCTTCTCGTAACCAAGGTGATAAGAGCATTCGTGGTGGGTCCTTCCTGTGCCGACGTATCTGGGAAGCTGTCTTGATAAATGTTGTCAAGGAAACACCACCTGACTCGATAGGTTTAAAACTTCTTATCAACTCTACTGCATCCTCTGTCTTACCTTCCCCTACCAAACCTTCAATGGTTTGAGACAACAAACGGAGATGTCTTTCATTGAAGTACTTCTCCGTTTCGTCAAACAAGAATTGGGTATCAACACCTTCCTTGACAAACTCTTTACTCAAGGATGGAAGAATATCTTGTTCTATTTCTTCCGCAATGTCTTTTGGTATCTTATTGTCGCGAACCTTACTCAAGTAGATTGCTTCGATGCCTTTGCCAGGGGCTTCGTTATACTTGTCAAAGTACTCCCAGATCCAAGTGGCAAGTCTCTTGGCAGTGACAGACTCAAGAAGTGAGATGTTCCAAATAGGTTTGACCTTCTTTAGAAACTCTGTCGAGGTGATTAAGCCGATCAGTATCTTTCTTTCTATCATGTCTATTCTATGTAGAGGTTGCCATAGGTGTCGCGATAATATCCATCAGGGCAGAGATTATATCTGATACCGTCATCAATAACAAATTTCTTTTGTCCTGGAGAGGTCCCGTATTCTATTCTTGTCATGGCATCTTCTAATCTAATAAATTTCATGCGGAGTGAGTACCCTGACTCGATTACTGGAACATACTCACCTCCTATATTCTTGTCGTACCAATCTAAAACCTTTTCTATCCTTTCCATCTCGACACCCATTGTCTCGGATAGCTTCCTAATCTCGGTGGCCCATTGTAGAAGTATCAAGTGGGTAGGATTGATTTTCTTTTTCTTCTTTATGATGTCGCGCAACCGTATCGCGTATGGTAGGCAAGATGCCGTTCTTTCTTCCTTGGTTAGCTTTGGTTTTGGCGGTAATTCTTGTATTGTCTTTTCAAGGAAAGGAAAACCGTTTGATTTAGGCTTTCTCTTGGCGGCTACTGACACGCCTTGATTAATGGAGGGGTTGCTTACTTTGTCTATATTTTTGGAAGAAATAGAAAAGGTTAGGTCTTTCTGGTCTTTATGTTTGGTACTAAAAGTACCAACAAAGACCTTACTTAAGAGTAAATATAAAAATAAATCTTTTGACACCTTGACGTTTATTGATTGCCCTTGATTTTGGGTGCGGAACCGATTGACGGTGTCGAAGATGTATCGTTCGAGTTTGCTAAAAGACTTTTGGGTGCGGAAATTGCTTGAGGGTATCTTGATATGTACATCTCCTGTTTCTTGACAAAAGTACACATCAACAGTCAAGGTAGTATCTTGTTTCTTTTCTTTAAATTTCGTTCGTTGCATGTCGCAAATTAATTGTGAAAATATCAGAAGGTTTCCCCGAGGCGGCGGGTACTCCCTTCTGATACAAACCTAAGAAAACTGGAAACAAAAATATCTTTTTCATGATCCGCCTATTCATGTTTTAGTTATCGTGCAAACAACAAATATAAAGACCGTTTTTGATATTTACAAACATATTATACGAAAAATTTTTGAGAACATTTATTCACTTGATTTTTATATAGTTGTACCAATGAATGTTGTTCACGCAACTTTCATAATTCGGTAGTCTACCCACATAGTTCTTCCATATTTCATGTGTAAAAAGCGAATTATATCAGTGTCAGTGAATGACATAGGAACCAATTCTTTCTTGAGTTTACCCTGAGGCATCGTGACGTACACCGTCTTCTTTCTGATGGAATTCATAGGGCATCTGCAGTTCTCATAAACACTTCATTTTCGGGCAGTGGGCAGTTCTCTATCCACTCGATATCTTCCTTGATTTTCCATTTGTGTTTCAAGGGGAATATCGAGATACCTTTAAAGATGTTTAGTCGCAGCGGAAGGCTCTCATCAAAGTCTGCCTCTCTTTCGGACTCAACAAAGTGACGGGCGTCGTATCTG